TGGGCGCGCAGCACGGCGGCCTTCTGCTTGTTGCCGTTGGCCGACTTGAGCGCGGCTGCGAGATCCGCCTCGGCCTTTGCAGTGTTGGCTTTGGCTTGCCTGATCTGCTCTTCTTGCATAGCAAGGTCGCCCGGAAGCAGCGCATTGGTGCGATTAGCGCTGGCTTGCGAGGCAGCAGCACCGGCCTCGCTCTGTCCTACGTCGGCCTCAACTTTTCGCGTCTGCAGCGGCGAACCGGGCTGCACGACGACACCGCCGCCAGCCGGAGCAGCTTGGCCACCCGCCGGAGCAGCTTGGTCGCCAACCGCCGGGTAGCTTTCCCACCAGTTCTTCTTCTGGGTCATGGCTTCTTACCTTCCGGGGATGGGACGCGGTTTCTGCGAGGGGTCGTCCTTAGCAATAAAGAACTTGATCGTAGGCGGCAACTTAATCATGTCCGCCGCGCGGTCGATGTAGCGCGTGTTTTCAAAAGTAGCCTTTACGGCACCGCCCGCGTCAGTCTGGCCCGGATATACCGGGGTCAGCGTGACTTCTCCAGTTGTCGGATTAACACTGCGGACCCACTGGGGCTTGTTCAGGTTGGCGGCGAGCTTGGCCAGTTCGAGAGCGGTCTTGGGCCGTGCTGCGGCCCGCTCGATCTCACCCTGCTGGTACTGCTGCTGCAGCGCAAAGAGCTGCTCTTCGCGCTTCCGCTCCGCCTCACGCGCGGCCTTGGCGTTTTCGCTCAACGCGCCAGTGACGTTGGCGGCGAAACCTTTGAAGCCGGGAAAGTCGGTCGGCGAAAGCATGGCTTTTGACAGCGCGAACAGGCGCTCGGACTGCGTCGGCCCGGCGTACTTCTCCATGATGCGCTGACGGCCAGCGTCGTAGAGCTGCTTGCTCGACAACGCGGCCCGCTTATCGGCGGCCTGACTGGCGTCAAACAGGGATTTCAGCAGCGCGCCCGGATTGCTTTGGAGCTGATCGAAGTCGAGGTTGGCGAGGTCGAGGCCACCCATCGCACCGGTATCCTCGGTGTCATACGTGGTATCTTCTTCACCCGTATCGGCTGCCATGGTGCTGGCCCTCTCTGCTGTTTTCAGGCCACCCTGCGGTTCGACGGGGGGCAGCTCACGATTGGCGGGCGGGATTGGGTTCGGGGCGAGGGTTAGGCCCTGCTGGCGCATCCACTTGGCGGCGGCCTCGATGGTGCCCAGTTCCCGGGCCTTATCCAGCATCTCGTCTTCAGTGATAGTCCCGGCCATCGTTAGATCACCCCAGACCCAAGATCTTGCTGAGAGCGCTGCCAGTCTTGGCGTCGGCCAAAGCACCGGCGACGCCGGTCAACACGCCGCCGATCGTGGCCGCCGTGGTCGGCTCGGCCTTCGCCTGATAGCCGAGCGGCTGGATGCCCTCCTCGGTTTGAGCGACCGGGACAGCGCCCTTGATGCCGCCAAGCGTTGCGACCATGGCGTTGATCTGCTCCTGCGGGTAGCCCTGCTGGCGGAGGAAGTCGCCGTAGGCCACGTCGAGGTTCTTCTGCGCCTGACCCTGCTGCGTCGCGCCGACCTGACCGAGGGCACCAGCGCCGGTAAGACCGAGCTGCTGCGCCTGCGCGCCGAGACCGGCGAGCTGCTCGGCACTGGCGAGCTGCTGGCCCTTCTGCTGATAGCCGAGGTTCCCAGCGGTGTTGGCCAGCGTGCCCATGCGCGACAGGTCGGCCTGCGCCGCGCCCAGCGCGCCGGTGTAGCCAGCTTGCAGAGCCTCGCTCTGCTTGCCGAGGATGTCGGCGCTCACGTCGCGGACGGCGCGGGCGGTGTCGGTCATCATGCCCGACGGGGTGCCGGTGCCGGGCTGGCGGCCACCGTAACCGAGTTGACCAGCGGCAATGTAGCGCCCCTCGATCCCCGGCATGATGTTTTCGTTCAGGTTACGGACGCCCAGATCAGCGATGCGGTTGACCACCTGCTCCTGATAGGGGTTCATGTACTGGTTCACGACGCCCGGCGCGGTCTGCGCGGCGGCACCGAGGTAAGGCTGCGCGGTGTCCAGCGCGCCCGGCGCAGCCATCGCGCCCTGCGTCGCCGCCGTGGCGGCCCCGAGGGCAGGCTGATAGGCCGTCGCGGCCTGACCGGTCATCCCGAAGGCCTGCTGCTGCGTCGGCGAGAACTCAGCGACGCGCGGCCCTTGGTACGGGGTGTAAGGCACGGCGCTGGCCGCCTGCTGGTTCGCCAGAACCTGCATGGCGTAGTTGGTGTACCAGTCAGGCAGAATGCTCTGGCTCGTCTTGGAGATCACCCCCGAGCCGAAGGGCACCTGCCCGTTGGTAAGGAAATCAGTCAGAGCCATTACGCACGTCCTCCGCCCAGATACTGCTCGGGCCTTTTCGCATTCTTGCTGAACTTGCCGCGTGCCAGTTCGCGGCCCTTGTGCTTGCGCACCTTTACGCGGAACTGGTCAAGCATGTCGGCACCCGCCTTGTTCGAGCCGTTACCCAGCAGGGCAACCGTTTCGGCGTCGATAACATACTCCCCGTCGGAAAGCATCGCCGGGATCTTGTCTTCTCGCCCGTCGCCCGGGCCTTCCACAGCAAAGCCACCCTTGGCGTAGCCGGTGTATGCCTTGCTGGTGTTCGGCGCGCCCATCGGGACGTAGTCGAAGAAGCTCTGCTCCGGGCCGTAGCCGTAGCGGTAGTAGTCCTGCGGGCTGGCCATACCCTGCTGAGCGAGGGTGGCCGCAGGGCGAGGCGCGCCGCTGCCAGTGCCGCCGGGCAGCCCCGGGATGTTCGCGCCGGGGAGCTTCGCGCTGAACGTGGGGTTCAAGCCGCCCAGTCCGCTGGCGTTGGCAATCTTCGCGGCGGTCTGCTGGCCACCGCCGAACAGGCTGCCCAGCGCGCCGATGCCAAGCCCAGCGAGCTGCATGTAATCGGCGATCTTGCTGATCGTGCTCTGCTTCTGCGGTTCGGCTTGCGTCGCAGGCGGGGCCGAGACCGGCGTGGTCAAAGACGGAGCGAAGCTGCCAAAGTTCGGAACCGGGAGGCCCGTGGCAGTCGGCTTAGGGGCGGCAGTGACAACAATATCTTCCGGGTACTGCTGGTTGTCTGCCTTGTCGCCGTAGTCAGGGCGGCGTGGCTCGGGGCCTTGGGTGATCGTCGGCGCAGCGGCGCTCAGCGCGCCACCGGAAACGCCGGGCAGCCCGATCGAAGGCTTTGGGGATCCGACCACAACGATGTTGCCGGGCATCACGCTGTTTATGCTGCTTGCAAGCCCTGTCGCTGAAGTGGGGCTTACCCCCATGCTGACGAGATCATCAGCGGACAGACCGCCGCCCGACGGCACCTTACCGCCGCCGAGCTTGTTGAAGAGCTGGCCAGCGGCGTAGGAAGACGCGCCAGAGAGCGCCGCGTTCTTGAGGATGTCGCCGATGCTGTCACCAGCCGCGACGCCCGCGCCAGCCGAGCCGATCGCGGAGCCTGCCGCCGCGCCGAGGTTACCGGCGAGGCCGAGGGGCGCGGCCAGCGCACCGCCGAGCATCGGCGCGACCATCTTCAGCCACGTCGTGAAGCCGTTCACGTCGGGGACGTGCTCGTACCGCTGCGTCCACTGGTCGCTGCCGGGCGCGGCCTCCTGAACGAGCCAGTTGGCCTGCTGGCCGCTCTTGTCGAACATGCCCTTCGCCATCTGGGAGATGTTCTTACCGGCCTCGTAGCCGGTGCCGGAATAGACAACGTCGCCGGTGCTGCGGTCGATCAGGCGGTACTGCTGGTTCGGTGCGAACTGCAGCGCGCCAACGTCCCAATCGCTTCCCGGGCCGCCGTAAGCGAAGTTGGCGTAGAACTGGTCAGCGAGCGGTTGCTGGGCGTACTGCTCAAGCTGGCCGGAGGTGTAGGGCATCGGCGCGCCTGTCTGCGGATCGACCTTCATCAGGTTCATCGGCGACAGCTCGTACTCGGTGTTCTCCGTGGGGTAGCGGCCCACGTCGTACAGGTACTGCGCTGCGGTCGGGCTGTAATCGAAGTCCGAGGACGTATCGATCCGGTCGAGACCCTTGCTCAGCTCGCCCCGTGCGCCGAAGCTCTTCTGCGCCGCCAAGTCGTAGGCCCGCCGGGCGTTCTCAGCCGCGCGCTGGGCGTAGTCTGCGGGCATGTCTGGGTAGGCAGGCGCGGCCTGAGCCGCAACGGGTTGCTCGGTCGGCAGGGCTTGACCGCCTTCGGCGAAGCGCTGGAGGTAGTTACTGAAGCCGGGGACGTAGTTATTCATGATCAACCTGTGCCTTCGAGCATCGGGTACGCGCGCATTGCCCAGTCGCGCCAATCCGAGAACTGGTAAGGATCAGGAAGGGTGCGCTGCGTGAAAGGAGACGCGCGTACTAGCCCCAAAGCCCAATCACGCCACGAAGTCTCGCCGGGGGGAGTGCCGAAAGACCACGCGTCGCCGACCGACAATATAACCGAACAAGCCCAGTCTTGCCAAGTCATTCCACGCGGGTCGATCATCACCCGATAACCGTGCCGTCGGCGGGCTGCAGGTGGCCCAGAATAAGGCCCATCTGGTAGTCGCCTCCGAGGGTGTTGCTCTCGAAGCGGAAGCGCAGTTCGCGGCGCTGCGTCTTGAAGTAGATCACCTGCTCCTGCGGCGTCTGCGGCTCGGCCACAATCGTCATCGGGATGCCGTTAACCTCGGGCGAGCGGGCGTTGGCCCGGCCCGTGACCTGCACGGTCATGTCGCCGCTCTGGACGAAGTCCGGCTCGATCATCAGCACCTGCAGGGCCTTGTTGACCTGCGCCGTGACGGGGAGCGAAAGGTCGGCGGTCTCGAAGTAGGACTGGATGGGGTTGAGCGTCAGGCCGTCGATCTCGTCCGTGCCGACCTCATGGACCCAGAACTTGTACGGCTGCACGAAGGTCAGGTCGAAAGTGGCCGCGCTGCCTGAGCCGCCGGTAGCCGACACCGGGTTGGCCGGGATCTCGGTGAAGTTACCCGCGTTCGAGATCGAGACGCCAGTGATACCGCCACCGCCGCTCACGGAGCTGACGGTAAGCTCGACGGGGATCGTGTTGAAGCCGTCGTCCACGCTCAGCGTGTCGCCGACGACGTAGCCGGTCCCAGCCGCCGCGATCGCGACCTCGGTCGCCTGATAGTTCTGCGGCTGGACGCCGGAGAGCAGCGGCTTGCGGAAGACCGCCGGGAAGATACCCGCGCCGCGCCCGTCGTTGGGCAGCGCCGTGTCGTACCACGTGCCCTCGCGCACGTTGAGGATGACGGCGTGGTTCGGCTCGGTGCTGTCGCCGAACGGGAAGCACCACCAGATCTCGCCGAAGCGCGGCACCTTGTAGGCGAAGACCTTCTGGCGCTGGGCATAGTTCAGGTTGTCGAAGAAGAAGTTCAGATTGAGGTTGTTCTCGACCTCGCGAACGACGCCGTTGAACGACAGGAAGCGATCGGTGCCGACCCAGTAAAAGATGCCGTCGTACTCGATGACCGACTGGGCCGAGAGGATCGAGGACTGCGTGCTGATCGTGTCGAACTGGAAGACCTGCGTGCCGCCGACGTAGCTGCCACGGATGAGGCTGTCCGCCGACCAGAACAGGCCCGAGGGGCTGTTCCCCGGGCCGCCGCGCAGGGGCATGGCGCGGACGATCTTCTGGCCGGTGATGTAGGCGTTGCCCGCGCCGCTGCTGACGTAGTCCGCCGGGTCGTTGGGCACCGACCACGCGACGTAGCCGTCGTTGCCGAAGGCGAAGGTGTAGGGTGGCAGCGTGACCACACCGCCGGTGCAGCTAAAGTTCGAGGGTTTGCTCAGCGCCGGGACTTCGGTCAGGGCGCTGGTGCCAAGGAGGTCGCCCACGAAGATCTCACCGCCATCCGCGTTGCAGATGCAGTTGAGGTTCGGGGCGACCTGCGCGACGATCTGGTTGCCGTTGGTCGTGTCGTAGCTGACCGCGAACTGCCACAGGTTGCCGTCGTTGGCGGTAAAGCCGCTGCTCGGCGTGCGGTCAGTGATCACGCTCGTGTTGTAGGTGCCGTCGATGTAGAAGCGCTCGACCTTGTTGGCCGACCCGGCGTGGACGTAGGTCAGCAAGTCCTGCGTGTATTCGAGCAGCGTCCGGGGCAGCCCCTGCAGGAACTTGTTGATCGAGCGATAGCCGCCGATCTTGCGCGGCAGGCCGCGCTGGAAGCGCACCCACTGGCCGTCCACGTACTGGTCGCCCTCGAACCGGGTGCCGTCCCGCTTGATGCCGGGGAGCGATTTAATCTGGACGATTTGTTCAGCCATTAGAAGGTCGCATCCGCTTCGAGGTTGATCGTTGCGCTGTCCAGCACCGTGCTCGTTCCGATTTTACGGATCTGGACCGTGAACGAACAAAGTTGGCTGGTGCCAACTGAAGCCGTTCGCGTCCACGTTTGGGTGGAGGACAACGCGAGCCAGCTTCCAGTTGTGCCGGAACTCAGCGAGCCGGTAACCACCGTGGCGAGAACTTCATAATCGCTGGCGGCGGAAGTAGGGGTGCACCACTGCTCTAGATTGCTCCACGTCACGTTAACCAGACCGTCCGCCTGCCCCCCGGAGGTAAGCCGGTACCCAGTGGACGCGCTCCGCGCGCCCCCGGTAAAGTCCGAGATAGTTTGGTCGGTGACCGAGATGACAACGCTGCTCTTGCCGTAGAAATTGGTCGGCATGACCAGCGCAGTGCCAGACGTGGTGCCCGTCAGGGTGCGGACAGCGGCGTCGTTAAAGCTGATCTGGGCCGTCGCCGACTGACCCAGTTCGAGGTTAACAGACTGCCCGGCGGTGCTTCCGCCGAGACTGATCGGCCCTGACGAGTTGAGCGTCATTACTTCACCTTCACAGCCTGAGTGCGAAGCTCCTCAACTTCGGCGCGAAGTTCCTTGATGGCCTCGAAGGCCAAAGCGCAGAGCTTCTCGTAATCGACCGCCAGAGTGGCGTCCTCGCGCTCCCGCACGGCAAGCGGGAAGACCGCCTGAACGTCCTGCGCGATCACACCGAAGTCCTGCTTGCGGACGAAGTAACCGTCAGCGCCGCCGTGGTCAGCGATATAGGCATCAGTCCAGTCGAAGGTCTTGCCGCCAATCGCGCAGACCTTGTCCAGCGCGCCAGTGATCGAGGCGACATTTTCCTTCAACCGCGCGTCCGACGAATAGTAGGCCGTGATGTTGTTGGTCGCCCGGATTTCGCCAGCGGTGCCCGATCCGGCGGTACCAACACCAAGGCTGTTCACCTGATAGTTGTTGCTGGTGTTGAGGGCGTTGGCCGTCGTGGCCGTTGTCGCGGTCGTGGCGGTCGTAGCCGAACTCGCAGTCGTGGCCGAAGTTGCCGAGGTGGCAGTCGTCGCGCTGGTCGCCGTGGCGGCGTTACCGCTGATGTTGATGCCCCAAGTGCCCGAAGCACCGCCGCCCGTGGACGAAGGCACGTCGAGGTTGAGCCGCGCGCCCGAGGCGCTCGACGCGCCGGTGCCACCGCTGGCAACGGCCAGCGTGCCGCCGAGGGTCAGCGTGCCGGAGCCGGTGATCGGGCCACCACTGAACGACATCCCGGTGGTGCCGCCACTGGCGTTGACCGAGGTGACTGAGCCACCGCCGGAGGTCGAGGCGATGGTAATCGAGCCGCCGCCGTTGGTGATTGAAATCCCCGAGCCTGCGGTCAGCGTTGCCTTGGTCAGTGTGTTGCCGGTGCTGTTGCCGATCAGGAGCTGGCCGTCGGTGTAGCTGGTCTGGCCCGTACCGCCGTTGGCGACCGCCAGCGTGCCCGCCAGAGTGATCGTGCCCGAGGTGGTGATAGGACCGCCAGAGGTGGTGAGGCCGGTCGTGCCGCCGCTGACGGCGACGCTGGTGACCGAGCCAGAGCCGGTGCCGACGCCCACGCCATTGATGTATAGAGCCGTCGCGTTGATCGTGCCAGCGCCCTGCGCGCCGCCAGTCGGTGCGCCGATCTGGATGCCCGCGCTGTTGGTCAGGGCCGTGATGTCGCTATTCGAGCCACTGGCAGCCGCGCCAAGGGCCGAGCGGGCTGCGGAGGCGGTGGTTGACCCGGTGCCGCCCTGTGCAACGCTGAGCGGCGTGGTCAGGCCCGACAGCGACGTGATGTCGCTGTTCGCGCCCGAGGCCGCTGCGGCAATGGCCGTGCGAGCATCGGCGGTGGTAGCTGCGGTGAAGACCGCCGAGCCGATGCCCGTCGCGCCGAGGTTGGTACGGGCCGAGCTGGCTGTGGACGCCCCAGTGCCGCCCTGCGCGATCGGCACAACGCCGGAGAACGGCGACGACGTGGTCGCCGAGATGATGCTACTGCCATCGCAGTACAAAATAGCCGTCTCGCCCTGATTAACGGCGGTCGAGCTGCCGCTGCCAGCGGCCTGCAGGCTCAGAGTGAACGCGCCGGTGGTGGCGTTGTTGACCCAGTACTGCTGCACCGTGGCGGGCACGACAATCGTCGCGTTCGAGGCGAGGGTGCCGGTGAACTTGTATGCGATGCGGTTCAATTCCGAGCCGCTCAGCGTGTAGGTTCCGCCGGTGACAGCGATCGACGTATAGTCGAAGGCGAAGACGGGCTGCTGGCCAAGGCCGATAGTGAACCACTCAGTGCCGTCGCTGACAACCACGGCGCTATCGCCGGGCTGCAGGAGCAGCGACGAGCCACCGTTAATCTGCTCGGTCCCCGCCGGGTCGATGGTCAGATCGCCCTGCCCAGCGTTGCGGACCTGCGCAAACCAGCCGTTACCCGCCGCAACGGCGGTCGGCAGGTTGATCGTGCCGAGACCACCGGACCACACAAACACGGTGGCGCGATCCGGCGCGGTCAGGTCGAACGGGGTCGTCGAGAAGTCGATCACCGGATAGTTCTGGGCGAGCGTTGAGCCGGAGGCCATGAGGCCCGCGCCAGCCAGCGCGGCGGCCTGAGCCTGCGCGGTGGCGGCCCCGTAGCGGAAGGTGCGCCAGCTACCGCCGATCGTGCTGTTGTCGGTCAGGTAGGCCTGCCACTGCTCGCCCGGCCCGATGCTCAAGATCGCGTTGCCGTCGGCCTTGTCCACCGTGATGGTGTCGGGGCCGAGGTTGTTGAACAGGATCGTGGTGCCGACGCCGACCGACAGGGCGCTCGAAAGGATGATCGTGTACGGCCCGCTCGGCGTGATGTCGATGATGCGCGCGGCTACGTCCGAACTGTTGCTGTCCTGCGGCCACTCCAGAACGGTGTCCGCGTCGAGCGCCAGAGCGAGGTAAGAAACGTCCGACGGGTAAATGGTGTTCCCGCCGAAGACTTGGGTGAAGCTGCTGGACATTCTTTAAGCCTCCTTGCGCACGGCGCTGCGGTCGAGGATCTTGGCCAAGTCCTCGCCGTTAAGCATGGCCGCCGCGCGATCGTACATGTTCTGCCAAACGGGGATGCGCTCGTCGTTCTTCAGGAACGGCGTGGCCTCCAGCAGCGTGCCGTAGAGAAGGATCTCGGGCGCGTTCTCGGTGAGCCAGTTCGTCTCGTACTCCTCGTCGAGGAGCGCCGGGAGCTGGTAATACAGGATCTCCAGCGGGTAGGCTGCGTCGGGCGTCGGCGCGATCAGCCAGTGATTGTAATCGTAGTCGCTGTAGAAGACCGGCTCGCCCGTCTGGGTGGCGTCCGGCCAGTACGAGCGCAGGTATTCGTAGCTGCGCGAATAGATGCTCTTGCGCTGCTCGTAGTCTGCGCCGGTGCCCAGCGTGAACGAGACCGTGTCGCGCCAGCGGTCGGGCTTTGCCACGACTGACTGGCCCGGCGCGAGGTTGGTCACGACGACGTTGATGAAGCCTTGGATCTTCAACTCGCGGGCGATGCGGCGCTCGGCGAGGTTGATCAGGCGCGGGATCTGCTCAAAAACGACGGGGTCCGACGCGTAGGTCGCCCCGCGCTCAAGATAGCGCTGAACGTCCTGCTTGAGGGTCGTGAAGGTCATCCCGGTGGCCATGGCGGCTCCTTATAGCACAGCGTGGTGTCAACCACCAAGGAGTTGAGACCCCGCCGCAGCGATTGCGGCGATGGTCGCGAGCACCCCTGCCAGCTTGGCCTTCCAGCCTGCCTTCGGCGCGTCGCTCTCCATGGGGAGGATCTTGTTGGCGGCACCGCCGAGGAGCTTGTCCTTGGCGACGTTCCCGATCAGTTTCTTGAGGTCCATGTCTTCCTCCTCAGAGCCAAGTCGCGTACTTCTTGGTCTTCATCTTGCGGTCGTCGAGGCCATGCGTGCCCCCGTTAATCCGCTTGGTGAGCTGCAGGATCGCAGCGTCGTTGATGCCCTGATCGCAGATGCCCCAGAGCTTGTTCTTGTCGAAGAACCACAGGGCGCTCTCGAAGCACAGTTCTCCGGCAACGAGGTCCGGGTTGTCCATCACGTCCGGGCGGTTGATGTACTTGGAAAACTCAAAATAGTTAGATTTTCCAGTGAGTTGGAGGGCACCCCTGCCCCGAAACTTCCAGCCATCCCCCGATGCTTCGTCGCCGTTACCCATCCGGTTCGCGTACACGCGGTTCGCGATCTTCTGGGGCTGGCGCTCGTAGGCACGAGCCAGAGCCTCGGTCGGGAAGTACTTGCGGAAGATGCCCAACAGCCCCTTCGCGCCGTAGTTGAGGTTCTCGCTGAACGCCTTGAAGTTGCCGCTCTCGTGCGCCGTCTGGGCGAAGAAGTGGGCGGCGCGGTTGTTGCTCAGCTTGTAGTAGCGGGCGGCAGCCTTGAGCGTGCCGGGGCCGAAAGCCCCGTCAGCCGTGACGCCGATCTTCTGCTGAAGGTTTACGAGGCTCATTGGTTCGGGTTCCTCCAATCGGGGAAGTCAAGCTCATCGACCACGCCGTCGCCGTTGGCGTCGTAGCGCAGGTCGTTGCGGTACTTTTCCCACGGGGCCATGTCGTCGTCATCATCGTCATCGTCTTCGTTGTCTGCCAGAATAGGCTCGTCCTGAGTAACAAGCGGCGCGACCTGCACCGGCTGCGCGACAACGGTCTCTTCGGCGATGGTCACCGGCTCTGGGTCAGGGTCGTTGCGGTCTTCCGGCGGAGGCGGCACGAGTTCGCCCTTCATACCCATCAGGGTGGCGTAGGAACCAGCGACAGCGCCGACGACCGAGGTCATGACGTAGCTCAGCAGGCCGAACACGTCCTTGTTGTCGATGATGTCGTTCGACACGAAGAGGCCAACGATCATGGCGCAGGTGATCGCGACGATCACGAAGGCCATCACGCATGCGGCCAGCCAGAGCGCCTTGATGCGGGCGACGAGCAGTTTGTCTTCCATGTCCATTCTCAGTCCTTACCTGCCAGCGGGTTCGCCAGCGTCTGCTGAATGCGGGTATTCAGGTCGGTCTCAAGCGCCTTGATCCGACGCTGTTGTTCTTGATCCTGCTGGCGGAGCTGGTCAAGTATAGCACGCTGCGTCTGAATAGTCATCGCATCACTTGCGCGCACGCTGCCGGAGACCGCATCGACCGTCTGACGGGTGCTGGTGATGTTGCTGCTGATCGACCCGGTCAGGTAATTGAGCGCCTCGGCGTTGCCCTTGGTCAGCCGTTCGACGCTGGTGACGCGCTCGTCAAGGACCGAGATCCGCTCATTGATACCAGACAGGTCCGGCGGCACGTAGGCGGCGGTCACCTCCTGCATGGTCAGGAACTGCTGGTAGACCTGAAAGCCTGCCCAGAGCGAGCCGACGACGGTCGATACGGCGGCGAAGATCACCGCGATCTTGCCGCTGCTCAGGTTGCCGATCTTGAAGCTGAAGCCGCTCTCGTCGAAGGCGACCTGCGGCTCTTCCTGCTCATCGCTGGTATTGGGCATCGATCATCTCCTGCAGCTTGTCGCTGTTGGTTCGCGTCAAGCGGTACATCTCAAAGTTGGCGTCGCGCAGCCTGCGGTTGCGGTATATATCACGCGGCGCGTAAAAGTCAGGTCGATCTTGCAGCGCGACCTGCGTGTAGGCCGAAAAGCCCGGCACGGCGGCGATCGCTGCGATCGTCTCGGCCTGCCCCTCTGCCATAGCGTTCCCGCTCTGCTGCTGCTGATCGCTCTGGGCCATGGCCGCCTGCGGAGCCGAAGCGGCGGACATGTTGAGCGCCTCCAGCGTGTTCGACGCAGAGGTTGGCGAGCTGCTGGATGTCGTGCTCTCGGTGGCCGTCACGGGCGTCGGCGCGGAGGACGAGGGCAAGCCGGTCGAGAGCGCGCCGATGGTGGCGAAGGACACAAAACCACCGCCGCCCAGCGCGAGGCCGTCGTAGGCTGGCGCGGCCAGCGCCAAGACCTGATCAGGGGTCAGTCGCTCGGCCTGCACGGCCTCGGCAACCTGCTGGGTGATGCTGGT